CAAATCATCCGAGTCTTTTGTAGCTTCAACACTGTTGATTGCCAAGGCATTTTGCCTAAGCTCTTCGATTAACTGCTTCCACCCATCAGCGGTAAACAGATCGAAATACTTGTTGTAATACTCTTCAACTTCTTTATCAATAGAGGCCATAAGGTTATCTCTCTCCTAGTTCGATTTTTTCTTTGCGGGTTTCCGCCTCCTCCCTGAAGCTGTTACCGCATACTTAATTGCTTTTGGTCCTGTTTTCTTTCGCTTAGCCGCATCCTTTTCAGCCTTGCTCATTTTTGCAGCTACGGCTTTTGGCCTACAAGCTGGGTACGGACGTTTAGAGCCTTTAGCCTTTTTACGCCCACACTTCTTGCCGGTTTTAATATCAACCCATTCTTCCTTGAACCACTTAGTCAAGCCATCTTTTGGCTTAGGCATAGGTTCCACCACGTTTTTTGTATTCCCTGACAAGCCACGCATTAGCATAGGCACTAGGATATACGTCAAACTTTTTCTTAGCTTCAGCCTTAACCCGCGAGTAAAGGGCTTTATTCTTTACATTGTCAGGTATGGCGCCTTTCTTTTTTTTGGCCTTAGCCTTAGGTCTACGTTTTTTTACTGCCACGTTTTCTAAGCCTCTTCAAGTCAGCACTAGTAATCTTGTCCCATGGAGGGGCAACTCTAGCAAGTTTCTTTTGCTTAGCAGAATACTTAGCTTTAGACATTAGTAACCCATCGGTTTAATTATTTTCTTTTTTTTCTTCTTTTTAGCCGGAGCTTTTTTTGCAGTTTTAGGTCTACCTGGTCTGTTGTACGTTCCTGGCCCCATTGGCATAACTATCTCCTTACTTTTTTGCATTTTGGGCATCAGCTTTTGCTTTTGCCCGCTTTGAAAGATCCTTGTAATGAAAAAGCCTTACAGATGTTTTACCGTGAGACTTGCCGGTATGCAAAGTACCATCTGGCATTTTATGCGTGTTGCCTTTATAAAGAGTTCCATCACGCTTGTAATGCTTCATTCCTGCTGCCATATCACCATTTCCTGCAAGACCAATATCTTGCTGTTAGTTTGTCTGGTGGACTTGTATCACATTTATGTCTGGCACGAAAAGATTTTCTTCTTTTTGGCTGATCCTTTTTAATAGTCATTTTTGCATCGCCAAATCGGATAAGCTTAGTTTTGTCACCTTTCTTAGCTACCACGACGAATTTCTTTGTGGGATGGTTCGGGGTTCGTTTGGGCTTGTTGTACCCGCTTACCCCCGCCCTTGCCAGCTTTGGATCTTTTTTCTTCGGCATCAAATCTCTCCTCCAGGTAATCCAACTTGGCCTTCAATGCCTTCAGGCTGTCGGACTGCTCCTTGAATGCCGCGTTGACTTGGTTGAGGAGGTTGTTGATTTCGGTTTGTGTCATTAACATTGATTTCTTTCCCTTCAAGCTCTCGCTCTTTTAAGAGCCTGTCAGCCACTCTAAGTCTACGCTCAAACTCTTTGTCATCAGAGTCACCCTCTTTAAGATTCTTTGTAACTGCATTAATCCTATCAATCTCAAGCTCTTGTGGAGCAATCTCTGCTTCAATAGAAATCTTCGTAGCTCGTGCTTGCGATTCTGCAGCCTGACCATTCAACGCGTTAGTTTGGCTCTGCTGAAGCTCAATCTGTGCCTGTTGAGCAAGCATTGCCATTTGTTGAGCCTGAGGATTCGGCTGTGAGGCTTGTTGCATGGTAGCAATAAGCTCTTCGCGGTTGCTTAGATTCATGTTGTCGATAATGCTCTGAATCAAAACAGGATACATTGGACTGTTTTGCTTCATAGTCTGCAGCAACTGTACTAGCTGAGTAACCTCATACTCCCTAGCAATAATCCCAAGGGTACTGGTTGCTACAAACTTATAGTCTGCTACAGGATAATTTTCTGGATCGAACTGCATGTAGCGATGAGCCGCCTTGGTAACAAACGGCAAAAGAAATGATTGTTGAAAATTAATCAGAGTACGCTTGTGACGCTTAATAATAGCACCCAAAGACATACTAATCCCAGCAGCAGTTGCCTCTCCATTAACCTGTCCCGCAATTCCTGCGGAATCCACCGCGCCAGTTGCTTGTTGCACCATATTTTGAAGCGCCTGAGCCTGAGCGAATGTAATTTGCCCGACCTGACCAAAGTTAAACGGTTGTAAAACTTCACGCGGATCTCCATTTGTCAGTATCATCTTGCCGGGGCGAACCTCTGGCTTAGCACCTCTAGGAAGCCGTGTAGCGTCGATAGCGAGCATTGGATGGATTGTTAGGCTCAAGGCATCAATACGCGCTCTAAGCTCTGTATCAAGCGCCTTTTGGCTGTTATAGCCCTTCTCGCAAACACCACGACCCCAAAATCGCCCAGGAACTACATCGTAAGGAAACGCTACAACAGGCCTATCGCCCATCATGTAGGGGTTTTTTGTTGCTTTTAACAGTGTGCCACCGTTGGCAATAACAACAATAGCCTCAACATACATTGAGTCTTCTTCAACTTCGATGTCTTCAGCCTCAAGAAGCTCTCTAGGCACAAGTCCGTAGTACTTGGTCAATCGAACCTTGTCATCGTTGTAAATTGTCAGGTCTTGATCTGGCTCAAGATCAGTATCAGAAGCTGCAGATTCAATAACGCCTTCCTTGTAAACACCCTGCTCCTGCAAAATCTCAACTGTATGCCTGCTTACAAACTCATCAATTGCCACCCCATACGCATCATCAACAGATGTTGCTACAGGATCGATCAAAAAGTTCTGAGGA